CCTTTCGAGTGCAAGATCGCGTTAGCCGCGATCGACGTCGGGCGACGCGCGCCGCGCGCTGACCCGTGGAGACAGAACCCGGTCGATTGGGCGGACGACGATGTCGTTGCCGACGACGGCGACGACGTTCTCAGCCTTAGCGACTACGGCTCGATCGGCTGAACGCATAGGACAGCGACCTTTTTCGAAAAATGGAGTATTCACTCTCGTCTCCGATATGGATACGCCCCCACGACCTTGTCGCTAAGTTCAAGGCCTTGCTTAAGGTCGGCCCACTATCGGTGTGGGACGCCGCCCGGGCCGCCGATAGTACGGTCGTTTCCATCTCCGCGCCCTTGCGTGCCGCCGTGGACGGCTACAGCCGAATCTATGAGCGCGACTACGGCAAGCTTTACGCCCGCTTGGACCGCCCAACAACGGGCGAACCGAGCATAGACGTTGCATGCGCGAACAGCGCACGTCTCGTGTCGGAAGCGTCGGTCTTCTACGCCTCGCTCGGCGCACGCACGGTGCACATTCCGACCTTCTCTGACCCAACCCGCAAGGCGTGCCTGCGCAATGACGCGTGGGCGGAGCTTTTGTGGTCGTCAAACCGCAATCCGAGGGCGGCGTGCAATGTTGGCACTGCAATGCTCTACGAAGGCTGGTGCTTCTTCACCGATACACAGGAGTACCTGACGAGAGAGCAGTTCCTCATGGTGGTCGACGTCGTGCGCCAACGCGCCCAGACCCTGCTCGCGATAGAAGCGGGAATCGACGATAACGACCGAAGCTCGCTCACTCGCGTCCCGGCGATATGGAAGTGGCAGGAGGACGTCCTCGAGCGTTACGGGAACAAGGGGTTCGAGCTGGCGAAGGCCGTCGAGGCCATATTCAAGACACGCGTATCCGCGCTGACGGGCGGCGATTTCACGCAGCCGTCGTCGTTTGACCAGATGGTGTCGAAGACAAGGTCGAAAGAGGAGAAGTGGGACCGCGTGTGTCCGATGACGACCGAGCTCGTTGCATTGGCGGCGTCGGCGACGACGGTTAGCGCCTGTGTCGTTTCGTTCGGCGCGATGAAGTGCTGCGGGCACCCGACCATCGATCCGAGAGCGAGTGCAGCCGCATTGCAGGCTACTGCGCAGACGACGCGACAAGAGCAGGTCGTGTGTGCCACCGTGATACGGCTCCGCTCGAAGGTGATGGAGCTGATGACGAAAGGCTACATCGAGAAGAGCGGCGAATGGCCTCCCTTCTTGATACCTCCCAAGCAAGGAACGGCTCTAGGCCGTCTTTATCGGGAGCGGGCAAAGGTGCTAATCAAGGGCGACTACGACCTGCTCGATTTTGCCACCGTCCGCTTCGCAAAGTTCCTGGAGCTGCCGACGTCCCTCGACT